TTCCTTCTACAAATAGTCTTGCGCTCATATTACCTGTCTATTGTTTAGAAGTTGGAATTCTACATCTAGTTCAAGATTGAATAACTTATCTGAAGCCGTCTTCTTCACCTCATAGGTGGTAGCGTTTGGCTTGACAGGAATCCAAGAAGGAGTGATATAGTTATCATTCACCAAGTTCAAATAGACCAATGGGGAAGAGTATAGCTGCCTGATTAGTTCGGCTTGGCTATCATTCAAATAGTCCGAAATGATTCTCCAATTCTGCGTTTCTTTTGTGAAATAGATCGGGTTCACATTCTTAACCACGATCCCATTAGCCTCATAGATATCCCCATTGTAATTTCTTTCATAGCCTTTCTTCTCAATCTGGAAGGTAGTCTTATTTACTAGATCAAAGTTGAAGAAGTCATAAGCCCCGTACTTATTCAGGTAGGCTATCCGCATCGGATCGTATTTTCCGCATCCTTGGATGAAGATATTAGCAAATTCAGCCTGCCTTGTAATTATACCTCCATTATTGCTCCATCTTACTGATACATAAATTGAAACAACATTTGACCCGTAATTGATAGGAGTTACCCTTACATAGGTAATGCTAGGAGTTGATACCGAAGATGGGGTGATAGTATAATTTTGACTTGTATTATTTGCATAATTTACTACAAGCCTAAAATCTAGAATAAATCCTGTATTAATAAAACCAAAAATTTGAGAATCAGTATCTCTCATTTTGATAGTACTCCAATCCGATAAAGGTTTGTAAATGTTTGAAGTTCCTGCACCAATGTATTTATTCACATCTGCGTACCAATTTTTCAACTCAAGCAAAGGGAAAGCCCCTGCAAAAGCATACTTCACTTCACTCACTACCTCACTAGCTAGAACGATCACAAACTCTCCACCTACCTCATAGTATTCGTAGCACTTTAGGTAGTAGGACTTGATGGCATTGGTAGAAGATGAAGAAGTAGCAGTCTCGTAGAACCCTTTGCTGTAGCTAAAATCTACAGAGACATATTTGGAGACATCAAACTCGACCGGTTCGGAAGGATCAGCCGGGCTGTCATAGTATGCAGTAGTCACAAGTTCATCATCTGAATTGTAGACTTTCACTACATACTTGAAGCCTACCTCTTCTGAGTTCGTGCTGCTGATCGTATAGTTGATCCTGTTAAATGCAGGAAGGATGTCAATGCTAGGTTCTACTAGGGTTATCATTTGCTTATTCTTAAAATTAGTGAGTCACTTCCAATGGTTTGAATATCGACATTGAACTCCGGAGTAGCTTCATCGATTGACTGCTTGATGAATTGCCTTCCTTCAATACCATACTTCTTGATGTAGTAGGCTAGTCGCTTGGCACTACTTGAAATTTGTGGTAGCATATTGCGACCCTCGATTAGGTTGGTAGCTTCGATCTCCATGTTCTTTCTCCGCATCCATCCTTCCAACTGCTTCAAGGCTTCTATAGGCATCCCATAAGTTTTGAATTGGTAGAATCTACCATCATCATTCTTATAGGTCTTCCGCTTGTTTTGGATACCCTTCACACCCTTATCTATGTAGTCGGCATAGTCTACCCCTATTTTTATTTCAAGCCTGTATCCTGTCCTAGTTTCGCTTACACCAAGAACAGAAAAGGAAGATGCTAGTTTCCCTTGATCAGCAGGAGAATACTTGGCTAGGTTATCTACTAGATTAATCCCTAGTTTTTCCATCGCATTCTTAACATTTGCCACAAGCGTACCTTCCACCTTTGCGACATACTCGCTAGGATTCAGTTTTCTTCCACCTATTACTAGGTTTGCTACTTGAGTTTTTGTTGCAACTGCCATTTCTTGTACTGCGCTTCTTTATCCTTGTTTTGATCCTTCAAATATGCTAGGGTGTTTAGGTACTCGATCACCCTCAAATCGTAGGCTGCATTGACTGTGATATTTTGGAAGTCTGCAACTTGTTTAGTGCTAAATACCCACCCCCACCTTGCCATAAACGGACTACCTTCTCCGCCATCTCCTTGTTGACCATTGAGGAGGTTATTGTATTGCTTATTAATTCGCTGAATAATTGACAAAAAAAAATCATACAACTATATACTTCTATGAATTTTGCCCCTAGCAAATCATCCGCTACCACATCATGAGGAACTACCCCATAGCCTTGATACTTGTCACCAAGCATTGGAAGAAAGAAACAGGCAGCAATCTTATTCAACTGCATGATCTCCCCACTAAAAGCTAGGATGTCAATGTACTGCCCTGCCGTGATCTCGTGTAGTTCAAAGCAGAACTTGTATCTATTCTCACCTATCTGCAAATAGTCTACAGGTTTGGTCTCTGGAATGTTATCAAAGAAAGCCAACTTCTCAGCGTACTCGTGCATCAGATCCCTGTACTTGAAATCATCATAGTACTCTTCATCCTTTCCATCCACGATTGCAAGCATCTTCTGCTGCTTCTCGATTATGTTCAGGTTAGCGTTTGCCTCGATATCGTACAGGCTAATGAACTGCCCGACAGTCAATTTATCCCACATAGTTCTAAATATATTTTTTTGGTTTGATGTATCTATCTGAAAGAGTACTTACCTAGATGGCTATTCGAGATCTTATTCACCACCGAATACCTAAGAGCATCCAATGCGTGATTGAAATTATCCACGGGCTTATTGGTCATCTGCCCATTTTTATCTTCGATATACTTGTAGTTACGGAGTTCCTTGATCAAGTTATAACTTCCTTCCGTTGCATAAAGGTTGTATCTGCGGATAATGTCTATCCCTAGATTGATAGCACCCTTCACTACGGGCTTGACATTCCATCCCATCCGGTAGATCTCCTCAATGCTTTTAGGTTCGGCTGAATCGGCAAATATTTCATTCTGCTTTTCAAGTCCTAGGCTCTGCATTTCTTTGGCTATATCTTGGTTGGTCATCCCGGTACGATAGATCAATTCATCCACATACATAGCATCATCTAAAATGTAAGTCCGAACCAATGCAGTAGGATCATTTGAGAATCCAAAGTCAAGACCATAGGCTACTAGCTTCGCTTCCTTGGGGATCTGCTTGCAAGTGCTGAAGGTATATACTAGGGATCTGCTTTGACCCCTTTCTCCTAGCCCGTAGACCCTCCAATAGTTTTCATCTATCTCCTTGAGCCTTTCAATTTCTGCCTTGATCTCAGCCCCTAAAAATGGGTTGTCCTTGTAGGTGGTTTGATAGAACTCTACATCCTTTCTAGGTAGCACCTGATCATAGATCCAATGAAATTCTTCCGAAGGGTTGAAGTCAATGATCACCTTTTCATTTGTACGGAAAAGAAGCTGCTGCCAATCTTCAAAGGTCAATTCGTTCGCCTCATTTGCGAATAGTAGATCTCGCTTTCTACCCCTGATCTTCTGAGGCATATCCAAAGAAATGAATTCAATGGTGTTGCCGTTCAGCTTGTATTCTGAGGCAGTCTTGCTGTGATCATCTTCTGAGTAGATTTCATGATCCTTGAGAATGGTTAAAAAGTCACGCATGACAGTACCCCTCAAAGCAGGGTATGTCTTTCGGCAGATCGTGATAATCTTCCCGGTGTTCCTTTCGCAGTATGAAAAAATGATCCAAAGAAGAATATTGTAGGTCTTCCCCGATCTAGTGCCACCTTGCTGTACTACTATCTTGCTTTTGCTACTTTCAAGGTGACGGAATACCTTATTTGTTTTGATGCTAATTACCTGCATCTAAAATGCTGACTTGAAAAACTTTTTGACCTTGAGAAGTAATATCTGTTTTTTGCTCAATCTTTCCATGAGCCGAATCCATAAGTTCTCTATAGGCTTGTACATCACCCTCCCTAGCCTTTTTAATTAGGGCTAATGTCATCAAGTCCTGCTGCTCTAGTTCCTCTGTTTGACCTGTCAAAGGATTCCTTTCCTTCTGCTTTACCTCGAGCCATTCCCTTACAATAGTAGATCTATTCCTTGATCCTTTAGGTCTACCACTAGGGTTTCCACTTTCTCCGGGTTGGAATTTATGAGGCTCTATATTTTCGGGGTTTGGCATCGCTGTATTTTCGTTGTTAATCTAGTTTTTCGTTTGCTACTACTTCAGGTTCTTCTATTTCTTTTTCCTCTAGTTTGTTTTCGATACCTGCATCATCTAGCAACTTCTTGAAAAGGTGTGCAAGTTGAAAGATTCCTTCTTCATGATCTAGGGTGATGCTAATCACTTTTTTAGGGCTGTTAAAATTCAATTGAAAGTTTGACATGGTTTGTGGTTTTTAAAATGGTAGATCGTATTCTTCGGCTTGGTAAGGTGCAGGAGCAGTAGGCATTTTATTAACCTGTGAGTTGCTATTTTCTTCCTTTTTGTAATCGTTTAAGGTAATGGCTACATCCTTCCCGTACTCATTCGGCTGATCGTAGATATTGATATTTAGGTTGACATACTTCTTCCCATTGTAGGTGTAGGAATGTGCCTCAGCATCGGATAAGCAGATCGCAGCCGTGAGCCATGATCCGCTTCTTTTCTTTCCGTTGCCTAGTCTGATTTTTGGTTTGTTGTCCATTTGTTTATTTGGTTGGTTTTCTTCTTCTCTTGATCGGCTTGTTTTCTATGACCGGTTCTTCTGTAGTGAATGCTACCTCTACCTCCTTCAATGCCTCGGCTGCTTCTTCTTCCTGCTGCTTTCTGTACCAAGTTGTATTTTCCTCATTCGTGTACCACCCATATAGGTAGTTGACTAGTTCTGCCCTGCAGCTACTGCACCAATGTGAAAAGTTGTGCTTTGGGTTTACATAGGTAGTGTATAGGTGAATTAGATCCGCATAGACTTCCTTAGAATAGTTGCGGATAAATGCGTGCTTCTTGTAGCACTCATATAGATGAAAGTGCTTCTTAAATACTTCGTGATCTTCAGGTGTCATAGTTCAAATTTATTAGTGAAATGATCCTCCACATACAGATAGATGAAGGGTACTATACTAGATATAAATATCGCTTCT